TATATCCTTTTACATCTACTCCCATACCTAAAATCCAAAAGTCTATATGGTTGTAAATATTGTTTTCTTCATCCGATTCGAAACAATCAATATTATTCAATTTACAAGCTAATTTAAAATTGTCCTCACCATTTTTACCTGTGTCTAAGCTACGATTGATATGTTCTTTGCTTGACATTGCTTTAGCAATATTTGAAATCATAAATCTTTAATCTTGTTTTTATAGGTTTTGATTATTTCTTTTAGTTCGTCTTTGGTGAATTTCCGTGTTATCCTTGCTCTTGCTTCAAGTTGATTGAATCTTTCAGCTCCGATTTTAGTTAGCAGGTTTGTTCGATATTCCAACAAGTTACCTGATAAGAAACTATTGCACCTTTCGCATTGCAGGTGAACGTTGTCCTCATCAAAGCGTACGTTCCAATGATTGTTAGCGTTGAAAAAGTGACCTGCGTTTACTTTTTTAGGTGTTTGCTTACAGGAGATGCATAGTTCGTATTTATCTCGCTCTCTGATGTATTTGTTAAATACCATTTGCGCTGCCTTTACAATGTCCTGAACGGTCTCTAAATCAGCTTTCATTCTTGTTTTGGTCTGCTTCCATTGCTTCTCTTTACTTTCGGCTACAAAAGCACGGATGCACTCTTCTTTCAAGCAATACTTATGAAGAAAGCGGATAGGCTCAAACTTCTCCTTGCAGTTCTTACATCTCATCGAATATAGAAATTTGATTAATGTTTGATTTCTTAAATATGTTTAGAGCGGTTTCAAGAATTGTTTTACCAGCTTCATAGTCAACTAAGTTTCGAGCCATTTTTGTTACTGATTGTTCGCCTTTGTATTTTCTAAAATCATAATCGTGAAATTTACATAGTGTATTTAGCTCATCTTTCATACTTGTCAAAGTTCCATCAAGTTTACGTTCTCCTAATTCACTTGGAAGAATAAAATTAGACCAATATAAATGCCTTCCTCTTTTTTGCGCAGGAATTAACGGCTCATAATAAGGTATCACGTTTTCTACTACATATTTACCGTTATATTGATGTTTAAGCAATAATATTTCCTCGTATAATTTCATATCAGGATATTTATTTTCAAACGTATCTCTATTTTTTTGAGACATTCGAACTCTACTATGTGTTGGACAAGGAGGAGAACTCCATATTAAATCGAACTCTTTAAAATGTTCTAATAAATATTGATGTGCATCTGCAACAATTACAATGTCATTTGGAAATCTTTCTTGATACAATGCAGCGGCTGCTTCATCCAATTCTACTGCAGTAACTTCTATTTCTATGTTTGCTTCTTTAGCGACATCATCCCATTTGTATCGGTTACCACCTAAGCAAGCGTATAAGTTTAAAATTTTCATATGTAGTATTTTTTCAGTTCGTCTTTTTTTACGTCTACGCCTAAATCTCGTAAAGTTCGCAGGTAACTCCATACCGACACCTTATGTCGGTTCAGATGTCTTGCAATTGAATCCGCAGGTCTGTGCTTTTCCATTAAGAAAGGAATAAGTAAAGCCACCTTTTCGCGTTTTGGCTCGTAAAGTTTTTCAAATTTTTCTTGGTTCATCTTACAGGTTTATATGCGTTTAATCTTAATGCTTTGTGTTCGTCTTTTGTTAGCGGTTTTACAATTGTTTCTTTGATTAGCTTTTGCAGTTTAGTCATAATTCTACGTTTTTGTATTTGATTTCTTCTTGTAATTCTTGGTATGCTACCCTTAGTTGAGCGTTGCGTCTTGCCAGTTGGTTAAGCTCTCGGTTTAAAGATGTGATTTCGTCTTCAAGTAGGTTAATCACCTGAATCGTCTCAAGCAGATACTGCTCGCTTTCTTTGCCTCCGTTGATGTAGTCTTTGGCTTCAGGCTTTTCCTTTTCGAGTTTTTCTCTGACGTTTTTGATTCGTTCTTTAACCGTCCATACGGTTGTCTTTGCGTATAGTATTTTAAGTGATAAATCCATTTTAAAAAGGGTTTTGTGTTTGTATTTCTCTTGGTCTAAATTTTGCTAAAGGGTCTACTCCGTTTATTTGGAATCCTATTCCCGAATTGAAGTTGCAATAAACTGGCTCGTTCAATGCTGTGTGCTTGCCGCCTGTCTCCGTGTCCTTAACTTTCTCTACTCCTACCCAAGTTATCAGCTTCATTGTTTCGTGTTTGATTAGGCGGTGAATTACAAACATATCATCGCATCGGTTGAGAAAAGCCTTACCGCCTTCAATGTGGTCTTTAAGTGGCGGCTTCAAATGTCCTTTCCATTCTCCGTCTTGGTATAGGTTACCTGTTCTTCCTGATTCAGTATTCGGATGGGTGTTTATGTAAATAGTCATTCCCGTTTGATTGACAAACTGCCTCGCTCGGTTCATAAACTCATAATTTCCTGCAAAGCTCATCTCTCTATCAAGTCCAGTAAAAGGGTCAATCAATCCTACTTTCGCTCCGCTATTCTTAAATAGTTCGAGTATCTCATCAGGTTTGTACAATTTCGAGTTATCTATGAATGTAAAGAACTGCTCTAAGTACGCAAGGTCTCCGCTGATTTGATTGTGGCTTAGTTTACTGAAGTGCTTACCTCTATACATTTGAATCATATCTCTAAGGATTTGACCTTTTTGATTCTCACCTGACCAAATGCAGAACGTTAGTCCGTGTTTAAGTGCAAGCGTAAGAAAGTACCAGTTTATCCAATACGTCTTACCAACGTTATCGTGTCCTAAAATGATGTTTAGTTGTTTAGGCTTAAATCTTAAATGCTCATCTAAAAAGCAGTCAAGTCCGAGTCCTTGTTTGATTTTACCATCTCGCACATCCAATAGGTATTGTAGTGCATCTCCTTGTTTCGTTAGCATAGTCCTAATTTTCGTGCTAATAATAATTCTTTAGGCTCTTCAACTTGATTAGATTTAGATTTATCTTCCCAAGTTCTAACCGCAGCTTTCCAATCTTTCATTTTGTTTTTTCCTACCATCCATCCTTTAGATTCATAGAAGTCAAAAAACTTTTGCGAATCTACGTTATTATTTCTTTCCTGACAATAAGCCGAAACTTCTTGAAGTGAAGGCACTATAAATAACATTCTTTCTTTCTTATCATTCTTGTTTGTTGTTAGTTGTTTGTTAGTCGCTTGTTGATTGTTTGTTAGTGGCTTGTTAGTGTCATCGTTTTGTTCTTGGTAACATTCATATTTTGAGATAGTTACGATAGTAAATTGGCTTGTTGATTTTACTTCAATTTCATTAGTCTTTTCTAACTTTTTTAAAATGGTTCTAATCGTTTGAATTGATATACCAGTAGCGTTAGAAATGTTACCTAAAGACGAAATGAACTGACCTCGTTTTACTTCAATTCCTTGCCACTTACCATCCTTATGGTTAGCTTTTAAAAGCATATACATAAACAAGTGAACTGCCTCCGATTTATTGAACCATTCCCACTCCAAAAACTTGCGATGTATTTTAATCCATCCTGACATAAAACTCTTTTAAAATTTGAATCAAATCAGCAAGCTCTTCTTTTTCAAATGAAATGTTTGAATTTGGTTCTAAAATTAATTTACCTGTCATCTTTCCAATAGATAAAGTAAATTGCTCCTCGTTTAATGTTTCGTACAATTCCTTTTTAATCATAATATAAATTTTTAAACATAAAAAAACCCCTGCATATCCACGAGGCTCGACGTTCGTTTCAATACAAGGGTTAATAATTCCTTTTGAGTTTATGGTGTCGAGCCAACTCTCCTACAAATATAACGTATAACTTTCAAAAAGGTTGCATCGGCTCTAAACTTTTTTCGTATTTACCTAATTTTATGTGTCTTTGAATCTTTTTAAACTGCGTGTACGTTTTTGCCTTGAGTACGTCTTTTGCTAAATCAGGTGTATCATCGTAGTAAGGAAGCGTAGCGCCGTGTAAGACATCATCTATTTGCTTAGTAGCTATCTTGTAGTCTTCGTATCCAAACCGATGTAAGTCTTCGTGTTGACGTAGTCCGTGAATGATTGTAGCGTGATGCTTGCCACCAAACATTTTACCTATCTCGTCTAATGAGAATCCTAAAACACGGAGTTCATTATAAAGGTAGTAACGCTTGTAGATGTACTCCCTACTGCGATTCTTTGACCATAACTTGTTTTTTTCTATAATCTCTTGTATGAGTTCTACTTTGGTCATAACGAATCTATTGGTGTTACTTTAAATTTTCCTAACTGGTATTGTCCTGTTTTTAGCAAATCCTGCTTTTTCCAATAAGCTAATGATTGCGAGGTAAGTATCCATTCCTGAACTACCTTTTGTCCTACTTGGTAAGTTAATTTCCATCTCATAGCTTTTCTAATTCGTGTTTAACTTTGGTATAAAACTCATCTACATAAAATTCTTGCAATAGTAATTCAACTGCAATCAATGCGCATTTAATGGAATCTTCGTAAACCTCATCGTGCATTAAAACGGATGAAAATTGTTCTACTAATTCTAATGCTTTTTCTTTTGGTGTCATATCTCTGTCATTTTAATTTCACAAATTCGGTTGTAAAGGTCGTGGTTGAATGTTGTCCAAAATCGGTCAATCTGGTAGCGGTTAAATGAACCACCAAGTCCCCTCGTCGTTGTATTCTTCAACATAGGCGTCTTCGAATGTGTTTGCTTCGTAGATTTTTTCGAGGTAGTCGTCGCAGTCTCGCGTTTGTTTAATGGTAAGGATTTCATTGTAGTTCTTTTTAGTGATTTTATAATTAGAATAAGAGTCGTAAATTTCTATTTCGTATTCGGCTAAGATTTCGGCATTTGTGTCCGTGTCGCCTTCATCCCAAAGAGTAACGAATAAGTAGACAAAATTCTTGTCCGTGTCTCGGTAGACCTCAAAGTCTTTTAGTTCTGTAACAATCATTTTATTTAAATTTAGAGTTATAAACGTGGTTCGAATACTTAGCGTAAGACTTTGGTAGTTCGTACTTAGGCTTAAAATAGGTTTGGTAGTTCCGTGTTTTTGCATCTTGGCGGTGCGGTGTTGCCGTACCAAGTAAGTAAATAAAGAAGATAGTACCTAAGATAAATACTACTCCGCTTCCTAAAATTTGCTTTTCGTCCGTGTTCAAGTCCTTAAACAAAAACGAATACTTTTTAATTGTTTTCATTGTCAAAAATTTTATCTTTTAATGTACATACTGCGCTCCACTCTGAACCCATTCTTTGAGTGGTTTTGTCATCGTAACCATATACTCTTATAGCATATTGGTAATCTTCGTAAAGCTCTCGTTCTTCGTTGAAGATTAGTTCTAAAATTTCGTCCTTTGTCATAGCGTTTAAAATTAATGTGCGTTACCGAGTCGCACCCCTCGTTATTTATTAGTTTACTTGTTTTGAGTATTTAATGTTTCTATTTTCTAATTCAGAAAGTAATAGTTGCTCTTGCAAGTTTAAAACGTGGCTACCAAAGTGGTGTTCGTATTTGAATACTCCGTTTTGAACAAGTGTAACATATCCAGTAGAAGTAAAAGTTTCTACGTTAGTTCCTTTAGATGTTTCGTAAGTGTAAGTTGTTGTTTTCATAGCGTTTTGTTTTAATGTTGTGCCTTATTGACCTTACAAAGATATACACAAATATAAACATAGCAAACTTTTTAACAACTTTTTTTAACATTTTTTTAGATTTCCTTATTTTACAAGGGTTGTAGACGAAAAGTTTTTTTCACGTTTTAAGGTTTTACCCTGATTTTGTACCCGAAAAGGTGCAATATAATGTGTGTTTAGTCGGTTTATACCCGATTAGGTATACTATATTCAACAAAAAAGCCCCCAATTAAGAAGGCTCTTACGCTATGAATAGTGGCAGGTGATGCAAATATATTAAAAGATGTGGGATAAACGTGCGATTTGTCCGTGTTTTTTATGATGCAGGAATCCTTCTATAGCTTTCGGAGCATATTGATAACCGTTGCGGTGGTGCCAGCTATCCGCTCCTGATGGTGAGCGCAATGATTCAACGGTAACACCTTGATAGTCTTTAGACATTTTGTGGTGAACGTGGTGCATATAAACGTACCTATGTTTAGTTAAGCTCCAATCCATAGGGAACTCAGTAGCTAACAAAAGCGGTAAGTCTCCGTGTTTCGCTCCGTCTCCGTGAGTAGTTCCTATGAGGTTCTCTCCGTATCTAAAAGCCTTGCGATGTGAAAGAGAGCAGTCGAAAGTAATGTTTGTAGCTTGGCGAAAATGTGTTTTGATACAATCAGCAAGAAAGAATCCGTGAGTGTAATCGTGGTTAGAAGGATTGAACACAAAATGTACATCAGCCAAAGCGATAAGTTTTTCAAGTAAGTCAACATATAATTGTTTTGCGGTTAGAAAATTACGATACCACATCCCATCGGTGTCTTGTGGAGTGCCTGACGTGGTAGTTCGTCTTGGAGTATCTATGTGTAGAATATCGTTTCCACCAACGAATAGAATCTTATCTATATGAAAGCCTGCGGACTTGTCTAAAATGCCTTGTACGCCTTCTAAAACACGTTGTACGGCTATTTGAGAGTTGTAATCTTCTCCAGTTTCAAACGCATCGCATAGTTTACCTATGTGGATGTCAGCAGGGTCTATGACTAACAAGTGTCCTTCTTCGCTTTGAGTTCGTGTTATCGTAGGGTAAGACGGACTATGCTTTGCCATCTCTTCCAACAACTCATCTTTGAACTCGTTGAACTTGTCTTCTTGTCCGTTAAAGTTCGGATTCTTAAAGAATAATGACGCCTGCTTAGATTTTATCCATCCGTGTTTTACGTCCTTGTCATCTAACCCCATTGAGTTAGATTCTTTTTTTATCGCTCTGTATTGTTCAATGATTTCTACCTCATCTGATTTTAAGCGATAGCGTGTTTGTCTCATAGTGTGGGTTTAAAGTTGCGCAGTAGCCAGTTGGTTATCATACCAACCAAAAATCCCAAAACTAACAATAATATGTTCGGTTTAGGATTTTTGCGCTTTTCAGTTTTCCATTTGACAACCTCTACTTTTTCAATCATTCGCAAGGTATCTCGTTTTAACTTATAGGCAATTCTCTCCTGAAATCGCGTTAAAGGCACTTTAGAGACCTTATAACGCACGATTGTATCTTTTTGGACTAATACCCTTTCCCACATAATAGAGTCCCTTAAAACGTACGGAATTGAGTCAACCGAAGTTATTTGAATTGTATCGGCAACCTCCTCGCACTTATAACCTTTTTTAAAGGCTTTACGGACGTGGTAATTTACCGAACAAGATGTCGCAAGTATTGCCAATAAAAGCGACAAAATAACGGAGCTAACCGCCAATCTCAAAGTGCATCCAATCATAGTTCTTTTCTTTACCGAGTGAAATAAATCCGTGTTTATAGAAAATGTCAATCATTTGCTTGTACTCAGGACGTGCAAAACGAGCAGTCTTACTTGTCTCTTTTAATGTGTTTCTCGCAGGGTCTAAATCTATTGCAATACCCCAAGCATGACGAGACCAAGATGAACCGCCACGCATTTTACGAAAGTTAAAGCAACCTCCGTAAAGGTCAATTCCTAACTCTACCAAACGTTCGTATCCGTAAGTTGCTAAAAGCTCGTTAAACACGTTTAAAAACGCATCTGCTACAAGTTTATGGCAACGCATCTTTGTTACTTTGGTGTCTAAATCCCAAGCAATGCGCATTGGGTAGGGTAGCTTAATAGTAGTTAAATACGTTCCCGTCTCGTTGGGTTGTCCGTATTTTGCTAAGGCTTGTGCGGTTGTTATCATTTGTCTATTTTTTTACTCCATACAGTTAAACCTATTGCAGTTGCCGAGTAAGTAAGTAGCCCGACAAATACAAATTCGTGAACTTTAAACGGCTTGAATAGTGGTATAATAGCGTAAAGAACCGCAATCCAGAACGACGTAAAAGCGGATAGCCTTTTTATAGACCATTTTCCGTTAGGCTTTAGAGTTTCGTTTATTAGTTCTTTTATCATTTGGCAATACGGCTAAAAGTTTTTCAGGTAGGTTTATTCGTGTTTTCGTAGCTTGTCTAAAACTCTGCTCTTTGTAGCAGTCGTAAAGCGCAGTCTCAACTTTGTTCAATCGGTTATCCGTGTGCCACAACCATAAGCAAAGAACGCCAGTTACTCCGTATTTTTTTACAATGGTAACAAACTCAGTCATTAGAATGGAGATGGGGTTGGTTTAGCAATATACGGAATCAAATCAAGGTCTTTTACCCACAACGTCTCTTCGTTAGTAGTGTAAAGCATCTCCTCTACTGAGATGACCCAATTGTTGTCTATATCTTGAATAGGGTTGTAGATAGAATCAGCAGAGTAGTAAACTCCGACTAATTCGTCTTTTTGTACCTCAGTCAATAGTCCGACTAAGGTTGTGATATCTTCGGTTGTGATGTCTGCTAATTTCATTATACGTTTCTTGAAAGTGCGGTTTGGTATGCTTGTACTCGTGTGTATAGGTTAGCTGCTTCGGTGTCGGTTAGGCCATCTCCCATTAAAGCCAATTGAAATCTTTTGTCGCTAAATACTTCAGCGGAAGTTGTTAATCTTCTTGCTCCTAAAAACATTGAATTGTTATATTGAGAAACAGATGCGCCAAGAGTTATTATACTTGTTGAGTTTTTATAATATTTTCCACTTAATGAAGATGAACGAGTTGATAACCAAAATCCTCTACTATCTGTACTCGCAGATGTTGAAGGGTCTAAATTAGAATTAGAAGAAGCAGCTAAATTTGTATTTCTTGCTACAATTTGGTCGCCAACGTAACCACCTGATAAAGCACCCATTTCAACTCCGTTATTTGTATTTGTTCCGACATATAGTCCAAAACATTTATCATTTAAAGAATTAAAATTTGTTGTGGGAATGAACTTCGTATCAGCATATCCATTTGTTCCATTAGGCAAAGCCCCATTACTTGAATGCGTCCATCCTCCGTTGAATACTAATCTGAAAGCAGCGTCTGAGTCAACAGGATTAACAAGGTTGTATTTGAACTGTGCTGCGATGTATGCTTGTTGTGTTGTTGCAATTGGTTGGTAGGTTGTGGCGGCGGCTGCTGCATCCACTTGTGCTCCCCATAGCCAAATCGTTCTTGCTGTTGCGCCACTATAAGTTCCAACTAAAATTCCGTGCAATTGACCTGCTGAACGTGTAGTTGTAAACGTAACTCTTTGCCAATCTCCCGTCAAAGTAATTAATGGAGCTGACGTATAGCCATCATCAGCATACAGCGTTTCTCCTGCTGTTCCTTTGACATAGAAAGATTGAGTGCCAACACCACCTGACAAAGTTGAGACACCATAAACGTAATTATTTGTAGTGCTATAAACTATCCTATCAGCAGTCAATGTGCCATCAGGTGCAGTTGTATTGTTTGCCGTTACCGTTGCTCCACTCTTAGACCAATAAGCATTAGTGAAGTCCTCCGTGTAACTCATTGAGTTTCTATTGTCAGTAACAAACGGATACACAGCCTTCATCTTAGACCAAATGCCATCGGTCTTGAGGCCTTTGACAAGGTTGTCAATCGCAGCTTGTTGAGTAGCATCAGTAATTGCAGCAGCAGTAATAAAAGCCTGCGCATCAGGGTCAGTTGTAAGTCCTACAATGTCAGTAGCACCTGCCCAAGATTTAGCGTGAGAATCACCCCAAGCAATTGCGTTGTTTGCGCCTTGACCCCAACCTATTGCGTTGTTCGCTGCGCCATCTCCCCATCCGTTGCTATTTGCCATTTTCTTGTTTGCTTAAATAGATTCGTAATTTCTCTACATTCGTGTTTTTAGGGCTATATTTCAAACCCTTTGGTCTGTTCTTTTTCATATAAACCAACTGGTGTAATTGTTCGTAGTGTCAGGGTACATATCTTGGTCAACGTTCTGATTGTACTCAGGGAATAAATCTTGATTGAAAGACATATAACTAATGAAACGCTCCGTGTAGTGTTGAGCAATTTGACGCTCTTTCTCTAATAAGAAGTCTACTTCGTTTTTCTCTACGTTTTCAGCGTTCTCAGACGAATGCTTATAAACGCCTTTGTTAGCAATTGTGTAAGCTGCAAAAGGTAAATATTCAACGAGACTCCAATGGATGAGCATTGGCTTAACGTATGTGTCAGTAAGTGTCTTATAGTTACCTGTCAGCGTTCCTGCAATAATCAAGGTTTGTAACTTCTCAAGTAGTTTAGTGCCTAAGTATGTTTGTATGTGGATGTCCTGAGCGATTTTGACAAACTGAATGAACTTGTCAGTATCTACGTTGCCGTTGACTGCCGTAAAACGAACTATGTCGTCTCTTGTGATTAGTAGTGCCGTTGCCATTATTTCTTGCCGTAAATAGGGTTAGTAGGTAAAAAGCCATTGTAAGGCATATCAACTGGTCTTTGAGATACCAAAGCATTGTTCTTAACAACGTATCCAAACTTCTCTGCTTTTTTACCTGCGATTTGTTTAGCTTTAGGAGAGTTAACATCAATGCCGACACCCTCAAAACTTGCATACACTTGTTTGTTCCAACGATGATGACAATTGCCACCGCCTTTGAACTTCCATACGTCATAAGTAGCAGCACCTTTAGCACCCCATCCTGCATTTACAGGTTGATTGCCCATTTGTAAAATGTCCTCTTTGCGATAAATCTTTTGTGCCGTCATCATTTTCTGACAGAACTGACGAGATTTAGAACTTGTCTCACCTGCGTAAACATAGCGAGTAATGAACTTTACTCCGTCAATTACTTCATCTTGCTCAGACTTTGCGTTAGGACGTGCAGAACCTGTAGTTACGAAGTTATATACTTTCGATAATAAGGTGCTTTTTGGCTCGTTAGAGAGCATTTCGTTCTCTTGGTCATCTAAGTCATAGTCTACAGGAAATTCGTCTATTAGAAGCCAATTCTCGTTAGGTGTTTCTCCTAAGTCAATAAGTGCATCTGCAATCTCGTTATCAAGAGCTTCGTGTTTTGATAGCTCAGTTCCTGTTTCCTCTGCAACTTGCTCTTCAGTAACTGCATTTTCCAAGTCTACAAACTCAAGCGGTTTGAGAGTCTTGAAGAATAGGTTAAGCGAGATGTTGTTAAAGGCTAACATCTTGTCAATAGCGTCAATAATTTCCTCTTGGAAAGGCTTAATCACCATATTATTGAAGAGGATAAAAGAGTTCTCAAGCTCATCAGCGTTAGACGAGAATCCGTTTGTAGAAGCAACACCAAAAAGAAGCGGTGAAGTAACGTTGTGTCCAAGCATAATCTTACGTAAACACTCTTCGCTTAAATAAGTATAATGCTCAGGTGCGTCATTAAGTGGGATGTCCTCAACCGTAGTACGAGTATCCATATTGTCGTTGAAAGCTACAATCACTTTCTGACCTTTAGAACCAGTTAACTTGCCGAGAACTTTTGCTGAGATGATTTCTTGCTGCTCTAATGTAGGCACTCCGTTATTGAAGTTGACTACTTTAGTTCCTGAGAATCCGTTTTGAACCTCGTTGATTAGGTAATCGGAAATTTCTTCTTCCAAAAGTGCATATGGAACTGCTCCTTGATAGTCAGGATACGCATAATACTTCATTCCGACTGAATAAGGTTTAGAGAATAGTATCTCAACCTTTTCTTTACCGAATCCAAACGCAGGGAAGCGATTAGGTACATATTTCTTGACGTCTGACCAATCATCCGAGTAGTAGTAGCCTTCTACCTCTCCGTCTTTATTGCATTTCTCAGCACGCAACAAATTAACAGGAATATGGTAAGCCTTGAGAATCTTGTCGTGCTTGTCGTTGTAATGTACCTGAATAGAGAATTGACCAAACAACTTTCTGTCTAAAGCAATCTTACGCAAACAATCTTTAGAGATTAAGGTCATCATTTGAGCGTACTCATTAGGCTTGCGGTTAGCATCCGTAGCTGAGAGTCCTTTTCCGTAGATAAGGCGTGAGATATTGTTTATAATAGCGTTGTTCGTGGTAGAATTAGTGTATCTATCAATCAAAAACTGATAGTAACTGCCTCCGTCTGCACCATCATAATTTACCCAAGCATCTCTCTTACTCTCTTCGATTGTAGGAGCGGTGTAGGCAGATAGATTTAAAACGTGTATGTTACTCATAAACGATGTATGTATTTGCGGTTGTATTTGAAACGTACTCACCTGAGTTAACCGAGAAGTTTACTATGTTTTGGTCAGTACAAAAAATTCTGTCTTTGTAGACGATGTCAGTTCCTTGTTTTAGAACTAAGTCGTAGAAGTGTCCTTCTTTTAATGCGAAGGATGCAGTTATCGTGTTTATGTAGTCTCCTTGCGTTGAACTGGTGATGGATACTGTAACAGGTGTGTTCGTTTGGTCATCCGTAAGAATCATCGTATTAAACCCATCACGAGGAATGAATGAAAACGTCTGAGCTGATGTAGATGTAGTTAGGACTATCATACTACTACAAGTCAAATGAGGCGATTTGTTGCCAAATAAAAAAGGGAGACCTAAGCCTC